TCGTGAGTTCGCTGCAAAGGCCAATGAGTACAGTGCCGCCGAGCGCTTCTACTTCGGAGACAAGATTAAGCTCAATAGCGCTATCGCAGAACTTGACCGCACCCCGAAGGGTCTTGTTGACCTCGAACGCAGCCTGAGCACTTCGCTTGCTGACTTGGGAGTCGAAGTCCGTACTCAAGGTGTAGTGCAGGCGCTACCGTTGCCCATCTACCGCAAGGCCATGGTGTTCCAGAAGCGCCCACTATCTCAGGTTTCAGGTGGAATGTTTAGTATCAAATATCAACTATTTTTGAATGATTTATATTATTTTAACTCGGTGGAACTTTTGCAATATGCTATGGTAAAGAGTTATCTTGAAGATATTGATTTTCTATTAACTACTGATAAGCAGGTTAGATTTAATAAGAGGCAGAACAGATTATATCTTGATATTGATTGGGGAGCCCAATCAGCTGGAAATTTTATGGTTTTGGATTGTTATAGAATTCTAGATCCAAATACTTTCACAAATGTCTATAATGACAGTTTTTTAAAGAGATATCTTACTGCATTAATTAAGAGACAATGGGGTCAAAATCTAATTAAGTTTAGAGGAGTTAAACTACCTGGTGGAATTGAATTTAATGGTAGGGAAATTTATGAAGATGCGGAAAGAGAATTGGATGAGATAAGTAAGAGAATGTCAATGGATTACGAACTTCCACCATACGACTTTATTGGATAATGGCACTTAATCCATTTTTCTTACAAGGAACGTCATCCGAACAAAGACTAGTTCAGGATTTAATAAACGAACATCTTAGGATGTATGGTGTTGAAGTCGTTTATATACCAAGAAAGTTCGTAAATAAAAAAACAATTATAGAGGAAGTTCAATCTTCTAGGTTTGATGATAATTTTGCTATTGAAGCATATGTAAACTCATATGATGGATATTCTGGTGCTGGAGATATTCTTACAAAGTTTGGAATGAGTCTTAGAGATGAACTATTAATTACAATATCAAAAGAAAGATTTGAAGACTTTATTGCTCCTTTTTTGGGAGCATTGGATGATGGAAGTGGTGAAGGTGAAATTATTTTATCAACTAGACCAAGAGAAGGAGATTTGGTATATTTTCCTCTTGGACAAAGAATTTTTGAAGTTAAGTTTGTTGAGCACGAAAATCCTTTTTACCAATTAGGTAAGAACTATGTTTATGAATTGAAATGCGAACTATTTGAATACGAAGACGAAATTATTGATACATCTATTGAAGAGATTGATACGCAAGTTCAGGAAGAAGGTTACATTACCACGTTACAATTAATTGGTATTGGTAGAACTGCTACTGCATCCGCCACAATTAATACTGGATATGTTAGAGAAATTTTCCTTAACAATGATGGATACGCATACACTTCTAATCCAGTTGTTGCAATATCTAGTTCTCCAACTGGTCAAATTGGTGACAATGCAACGGCAGTTGCGATAACTTCTGTTAGAAATGGGGTTAGGTCAGTTGAAAGAATTTATTTAACAAATGCTGGTGCCGGGTACAGCACTCCACCAACCATAACAATTATTGGTGGTGGAGGAGCAGGTGCTGCTGCTACTTGTTCAATTGAAACCACATACAATGGAGTAATTAGATTTACTATTACTGACGGTGGAGTTGGGTATGGTACTGCCCCAATTATTACAATCTCTGCACCGAGTCAAACAGGAATAGGACAAACTGCTGTTGGAATTTCTTCTATTGGATTGGTTGGATCTGATATCGTAGTTCGTTCAGTATACGTTGCAAATCCAGGAATAGGATATACATCAAACCCAACTGTGGTGATTGCAAATCCAGAGACACTTACAGGTATTGGAACTTACTTATTCAATGAAATTGTTAGAGGTTCAAGATCTCAGACAAGAGCAAGAGTTAAGAATTGGGATCAGGACACCAAAATTCTTAAAATTTCAAATGTTGGTATTGGAGAAACTCAATCCGCATTTTTACCAGGAGAAACAATTATTGGTACAGAGTCTGGGGCACTATATAGTGTTCAAAGATATGATCAAATGGATACATACGATAAATATAGTCAAAATGATGAGATTGAAGCAGAAGCAGATCTCATTTTAGACTTTTCAGAATCAAATCCATTTGGTACTTATTAATGTTAGGAACATATTATTATCACGAAATTATAAGAAAGACTATAATAGCTTTCGGAACATTATTTAATCAAATTCATATTCGCCATACTGATCAAGGTGGTAATAATATAAGTGATATGAGAGTTCCTATTGCATATGGACCAAGACAAAAATTCCTTGCAAGAATCCAACAGCAACCTGAATTAAATAAGGCAACTCAGATTTCATTACCAAGAATGTCATTTGAGATGACTTCTATTCAATATGATCCAACTAGAAAGTCAAGTGTAGTTCAAACATTCAAGACTTGTGATGTTAATGGCAATGTAAAAAAAGTTTTTATGCCAGTTCCTTATAATATTGGATTTGAACTGAACATTCTAACTAAATTAAATGATGATGCTCTACAAATTATTGAGCAAATTTTACCATATTTTCAACCAGGATTTAATGTTACCATAGATATGGTTGAATCTATCGGGGAAAAAAGAGATGTTCCAATGGTTCTGGAAAGTATAAATTTTCAGGATGATTATGAAGGAGACTTTTCAACAAGAAGAGCACTTATATACACTTTAACATTTACAGCAAAAACATATCTGTTTGGTCCTGTTGCCGATAGCACCGATGGTCTTATCCGCAAGATTCAGGTTGATATGTATACAAATACTGATGTTGAAAATGCTAAGAGAGAACTAAGATATACATTACGCCCAATTCCACCAGATGCAAATCCAGATGATAATTTTGGATTTGATGAGACGTGGGAATTCTTCGATGATTCGAAAGAGTATAGTCCAACACGTAAAATAGATGTTTGATAGATTATGTCAGAAAATTATGATAGCATCGATAACGCTTTAAATATCAAAAGTGAAATCGTTAGCGTAGAAAAAGAAACTCCTATTGTCAAAGTAGAATCATCAAATGATGGTGATATCAGAAAAGATTATGAATACACAAGAGCAAATCTATATTCTCTTATAGAAAAGGGGCAAGAGGCAATCAATGGAATAATGGAACTTGCTGCGGAAAGTGATCAACCAAGAGCATATGAAGTTGCCGGTCAACTTATTAAAAGTGTTGGTGATGTAACTGATAAACTTATCGATTTGCAGAAGAAACTTAAAGATGTTGAAGAAGATGTTGTAAAAACAACAAGCAATGTCACGAATAATGCTGTGTTTGTAGGGTCAACTTCCGAGTTGTCTAAACTCCTGAAACAAGGTTTTCTAAATAATAAAGAGTAAACTTTTTCAGGTATATGAGTTGGTCTAAGGATTATAAAAAATCAATAGACTGTAAAAACCCAAATGGGTTTTCTCAAAAGGCACATTGTGCTGCCAGAAAGAAAAGACAAAGAGGCGAAGAGACTAAATCAATGTCACCATTTAACGAAGATGTGCAAAGTGTAAAGAAGATTAAGTTCTCTAAATTTACACACAAAACTCCCCACCTAAAAGGTGGTCAGCACGTATTAGATCCAAATGTGGATTTGAAGCAATTAGTTCATCACGCAACTGTTCAGTATCTTGATCGTGATGCTGATGGTGACATTGATATCTATGATGCTGCCAGTAGAAAAACACCAGATGAGAATGTTATGAGTGCTCCTGGTGAGGCGCAAAAAAGATCTCTTAAACTGATTGCTAAACAAAAAGGAGAAATGCTGCACACAAAAAGAGGTTCAGCATTTGAAGGTGTTGAAATGAAATATTGCAAACTTTGTAGAAAAACGGAGGCAAGAGACGATTGCTCTTATGGACCATCAATGTGGGATAGATATACTTCATCGGATCATATTCTTACCGATAATCAATTGAAATATAATATAAATCGTCCTCATCCAGCCAATGAATCGAAAGATCACGAGTATTCAATGGCTCGTTCAGAACTCTCCACCATTGTTAATGGTGCCAAGAGACTTCAGAAAAAAATGAAGAAAGGTGAAGGTGAGATTGAAGCTTGGGTTCAATCAAAAATCACAAAGGCAGCAGATTATATTGATTCCGCAGCAGATTATGTTGATAGTGGTGAAATGAACAAAGAAGAGGTAGAGATATTAGAAGGAAAGAGAGATGGAAAATCAGCAAAAGATCCTGGATATTCTTTAAAGGATTGGTTCAAAGGTGGTGGATGGGTTCAGGCAGGTGGTAAGTATGATGGAAAACCTTGTGCAAAACAACCAGGTCAGACAACAAAACCATTTTGCCGTGATGCTGATGATCGTGCATCAATGAGCAAAATGGAGAGAGTAAGAAGAGCAGCAAAGAAGCGCAGAGAAGATCCAAATCCGAATAGAAGTGGAAAGGCAAAATTTGTAAGTGCTTCCTATGAACCACAAGGACAGCAACTTGATGAATTGTGGGGTAAGGTTGCTCTTGCAGCAGGTGCAGCAGCATTACCATATTTTATGAGTAGATTAAAACCTGCAGTTGATAAAGCGATCGATGCACCAGCAACTGGATCTGGAACTTTAGTTGATAAATTAAAGCAAAAAAGAGACGCTACTAATAAAGCACTTCAAAAAAATTCATTTGAACCAGAAGGTGAACAGATTGATGAAAAGAAAGATGCTTGTTACAGTAAAGTTAAATCAAGATACAAAGTTTGGCCCAGTGCATATGCGTCTGGTGCATTAGTTAAGTGTCGTAAGGTTGGTGCCGCAAACTGGGGAACTAAATCAGAAGGATTTTCTGATTGGAGAGCAGAACTTTCCGAAGATTGGCAGAAAGTTAATCGCCAAGATAAAACCGATGGATTAAGTCCTGCTGCTGTAAAAGCATACCGTCGCGAGAATCCAGGATCAAAACTCCAAACTGCGGTGACCGAAAAGAAACCAAAAGGAAAAAGAGCAAAGCGTCGTAAAAACTTTTGCCGGCGTATGAAAGGTATGAAGTCTGAGTTAACCTCAGCAAAAACTGCAAGAGATCCAGATTCAAGAATCAATAAAGCCCTCCGTCGTTGGAACTGTAACTAAAATGAAATCCTTTAAAGAGTTTCTTTCTGAGAGTGTAAATATATCAGGAGATTTCAATGGAAATCTCTATATGAATAGTTCTCAACCAGAACAAGCAACCGAATCTTTTTTTGCAGATGTAGTCTGGGAAGGAAAGATGTATCGTTTAGAAGTTGAAGGTAAGATGATGAATAAAAATGAACTTGCCGAACAAATTCAAGGCGAATATCCTGGAGCAATTGTTCACATCATTTATCCATCACAATCACAAAGTTCTTTAAAAATTAAAAATACGCAAAGATACCAACCAGAAAGACTAACTTGGACTGATTAATTATGGCACAATTTAATAAAAATACTCAAGACTTTCTGAATCAAGAAAGGACACTTTTTGAGGTGAATATGGTCGCCAATAAAAATGGCGAAGTAGTAACTTTAGATAATCCATTTCCAGTAACAGGCACTATTGGAATACAAACAGGTACTGGGTTAGTAATTAATCCAGATAATAATTCGTATGATGCTTTTGGTAGACAGAGAGTTTCTGAACCATTTACCCTTGGTGATTATAAACATCTATATGCTATTGATACCAACTTTATTGATAGTTCATCAGGGGCTGGTTCAACAATAACATTTAAAGTAAACCAAGCATGTGCAAGATTACAAACTGGCATTGGAAGCACAGCATCTAGTATTCACCAAACAAAGTTTTATCACCATTATCAACCAGGAAAATCGCAACTAATTTTTAGTTCTTTTAATTTTTATGCA